GGTCGAGCATCATCGACCGCTGCTGGCCGGGGCCGGCAGCAGCAACCTCTGCTGCCAGATGCGTGGCGTTTGAAAGGATGGCAGCGATCTCATGGGCGGGTATCGCCACCAAGTCCAGAGCATCGACGAGACCTTGTTCGTTCCTGAGGAATCCGGCGATGCCGTCCAGCACCGCTGCCTCGATTGCCGTCGCCGGCAACCGCCAACCGCGCTGCGCCTCAGGATCTCTGGAGACGTAGTAGCGGTACCGGCGCCCCTTCTTGTTGCAGTGATGCGGCGCGATCCGTTTTCCGTCTTCATCGAATAGCAGCCCGGTCAGCAAACTCCCGCTGGGATCGTTGCTCTTGCGACGTTTGCGCCGTGTATTGTTACTTAGCTGCACCTGGACGGCATCCCATACATCACGGTCGACGATCGGTGAATGCTCGCCGGAATAGCGCTGACCTTTGTGGCTGATCTCGCCGATGTAGATGCAGTTGGTCAGCAGTTTGTGCAGATGGCCGACGCGGAACGGCACACCACCGTTCCGGCCGCCACTGTTGGGTTTTCTTGCCTTTGTCCGCAGCTTCAACCGGTCCGCTTCTTCCTTCACGGCATTGACGGTCCCTAGGCGACGGTAGAGATCGAACAGGGTGCGAACCGTCCGGGCCTCTCGTTCGTTGACGATCAGCTTGCGGTCGACCACATCGTAGCCGAGCGGCACCACACCGCCCATCCACATGCCCTTCTTCTTCGAGGCGGCGATCTTGTCCCGGATGCGCTCGGCGGTGACCTCGCGCTCGAACTGCGCGAAGGAGAGCAGCACGTTGAGCGTGAGCCGGCCCATCGAAGAGGTGGTGTTGAACTGCTGTGTCACCGAGACGAAGGAGACACCCTCCGCATCCAGGATCTCGACGATCTTGGCGAAGTCGGCAAGCGAGCGCGTCAGCCGGTCGACTTTGTATACCACCACTACGTCGACCATCCCCGCCTTGATGTCAACGAGCAGGCGTTGCAGGGCCGGGCGCTCCATGGTCGCGCCCGAGAGACCGCCGTCGTCGTAGGGCGTCTTGACGACGGTCCAGCCCTCGCCGGCCTGGCTCGTGATGTAGGCCACGCAGGCATCGCGCTGGGCTTCGAGCGAGTTATAGTCCTGGTCGAGCCCTTCCTCGGTCGACTTGCGGGTGTAGATGGCGCAACGGAGACGGCGGGCGCTCATGTCGTGCTCTCCGGATCAAGCCCGAAGAACCGTGGCCCTGACCATCGTGTGCCTGTAATCGCCCGCGCGATAGCAGAGAGCGAGCGGTATCGCTCGCCGTTCCACACGTACCCGTCGGCGACCACTTCGACAGTGTGGCTCGAGCCGTTCCACTCCCGGATGAGCCGCGCACCCGGCATGAGCGCCGGCCGTGGTGCTCGAGCGCTTTCCGGCCGCTTGCCAACGCGCTCAAGGCGGCGGCTCAGCTTTGTCGCCGACAGTCCAAGTGCCCGCATCTGCAGCGCATGCGCGACAGCGCCGAACAGCAGGCGCTGGCTGGCGCCCTTGGGTGGGTCGCTGCGATAGACCTTCCGCCATGCTTCAGTGAGTTCGTCTCGCGACGCCGTTTCCAGATATGCGATCCGCTCACGGACATTGAGTGATTGCGGCCGGTTGTCTGCGTGCGTCACCGGAAGTTCTTGACCATCCGTCATTGGATTTCTCCTCTCCACGCCCTCAGGACTTCGTGCCGATGCGGTAGACGCGACCGCGTCCCTCGACCGTCTCCGACGAAACCGACAGGCCGAGCTTCTTCTTGAGGCTGCCGCTGATGGCGCCGCGGACCGAATGCGGCTGCCAGCCGGTGGCGTCTACGATCTCCGCGATGGTGGTCCCCTCGTTGCGCTGCAACAGGTCGATCATCGTCGCGAGCTTGGTCCCGGGTCGTACCGACGGCGTTTGCACCGCGGTGCTTCGACGCTCGCGCTTCTCCTTCGGCCGTCGTGGCGCTTTCCGGGCTTTCGTCTGTTGCTCCGCTTGGTCGTCGACGACGCCGATGGCATCCAGGCCGTCCGGGGTGATGAACAGCATGTGGCGACCGCTCTCCGGATCCTCGCGCCAGGCTGCGCCCCCGGGTGTTGCCGGCTGCTCGCGGACGAGGCCTTTCTTGAGCAGACCCTTGAGCACGCGGGTGAGGGTTCGGGCCTCGATCGTGACGCGCTTGGGCAGGGGCAGGAGCGCGCCGTCGTCACGCTTCGCGGCGTTGGACAGAAGGACAAGCTGGGTATCGGTCAGTCGGGGCATGGTGGCCTCCTCGGGTGCTGGCGCCGCGCGGATCGCGGCGCTTCCACCTCCCACGGCCCCGCCGGGGAGCCCGGTCGGGGCGGTGGCCGAGGGCCGGCCTTGTCACCATCCATGCACGCTTCCTTTGCGCGACAAGTCCAGCGGAATGTGCAGCAAATGGCGACTATTCGCGCTTGATCGCGAGCAGTGCGCGCCGGCCCTCAGGCGTGATGCGGAAGTTGCTTGGCAGGTGGCCGGGTGTAGCTGTCGTCACCGCAATGCGCTCGACAAGGCCGCGGTCGAGCAGAGATTTCATGACAACCGCACGCGCATGGTCGCGCAGGTCGACCTCTTCGGGCAATGGCAAGACGGCGCCGTCCGGGCGCTGAGCGGCGTGATCGAGGATCAGCAGCTGGTTGCCGGTGAGACGGGGTGGGCTGGGCATGGTGGGCCTCCATCGGATGCGGCACCCGCCTGATGCGGGTGCTCCCACCGCCCAAGGCCCGGAAAGCGGCCATGGTGTCCGGGTGGTGACGGCCGGACACCGGCCGTCACCACACACATGCTTGCTATCACCAGGAAGTCGAGAGAAAGAAAGATCGGGGCATGGCGAGCACGGCGTCGACCGAGGGCGCTCCAATCTCGTGATCCTCACCCATGTCGTAGCTGAAGGTCACATGTGTCTTTTCATCGGCCCAGATGAGGAACTGCGTCAAACTATCCACCTGGTCGTCATACCGGACGTTCGGGAATCCCAGGACCTCATGCTCGAAAACGCCGAGCCACGGCGCCTCGACGGGCAGGTGCACGCGCCCGGATTCAATAGTTGCGGTCTTACCGATCAGCCGGTCACGTTTGTCGCCCTTCGGCTTGCAGGGGATTACGTTTATGCCGCCGTATCGCTGCAGTTCTTGTATAAGGGCCGTACCCGATCCCGCGTCTTCGACGAGGACGGCACTCGCCCGTCGTGCGAGATAATGCTCGATCGCGAATCGCCGCAGATCCGGAAAGGCCAACCATGTGCGCGTCACGTCGAGCAGATAATACTGCTTTTCCTTGATAAGCCAGGTTGTGCACACCGAGGGGTCGTTGCGCGGGCCAGCCTTGTTCGCAGTATCGAGGCTGAGGACGACCTGGTCCGACGGCTCAATCGAGGGCACCCTGTCATACCGCTTGAACCAGTCTTTTTTGACGATATCGCCGGTCGCGGGGACAGGACGCTGCAGGTACTGCGCTGAGAACGCTGCTGAGCCCATCAGCAGCTTTTGCTGTTCGAGCACCCACAGCGGCTCACGTGCGGGATGAAGCACGTCGCCGACCTGTCGATCGTGGAACGCGTTATCGCCGATCTGGATTCTTTGAGGTTCCTGCGCGATGGCGGGCAGATCAAGATGAACCCAGCCGTGAGGGTCGGTTTCGAGAATATGGCCGATCAGGTCGTTCTCATGAAGCCGCTGCATGATGACGATGATCACGCCGTTCTGCTTGTCGTTGAGGCGGGTCAACAATGTTCGCTGGAACCAGTATATGCAGGCGCTGCGGGTGCTTTCGGACGCGGCCTCCTCGGGCTTTATCACATCATCGAGGATGGCAATATCACATCCACGCCCGGTAAGCGTGCCTCCGACCGAGGTGGCGTACCGGAACCCGCCTTGTCCGGTCACGAACTCCGAATCGGTATCCTTGAATACTTGGACGTGCGGGAACAAACCCCGGTACCAATCAGAGTTTATAACCATGCGAAACTGACGCGTCAGATCCGCAGCGAGATCGCTTGAATAACTTACGTTGATAACTTGGCGCGTCGGATCGCGTCCTAGGATAAAGGCCGGAAGGGCGACAGACGAGTAGATGGATTTGCCGCTACGGGGCGGGAGCGAGATCATCAGGCGCTTGATATTACCGAG